CTTCCACCTGGCGGCGCAGGGACCGGCGGCCCAGGGCCTCGGGGGTCGGCTCGGCGGCGGCGAGGTCGAGGGGGATCATCCGCCAGGACGCATCGGGGGCGGCGCGGCGGTAGACGCGGATGTAGCGCTTGGAGCCCACCACCCTGACCGCGTCGTCGATGGCGCGGCAGAAATCGGGCCAGCGGGGATCGTCCACCTGCATCCGGCGCAGCGCCAGGATGGCGCGGACATCCACCCGGCCCTCCTGATCGACCCGGAAAGCGCGGCTGATCAGGGTCATCAAAAAGGCATCGACGCCCTCGCCCCGCTCGCGGATCAGGGCGTCCAGCACCGCCTTGGCGGCCTGCAACTCGGGGCCAAGGACGATGCGCTCGGAGACCGCCACCTGCACCTTGGACAGGCAGTCGAAGCCGACGAAGGTGCGGTTGCCCTTGGTCTCGCGGGGCTCGACCCCGTAGTCCTGGGCGATCAGGGCGTCGAGATCGGCGATATCGGCATCGGTGTGGGCGGCGAAACGGGCGATCTCGGCCGACAGATCCTCGGCATAGCCCACCACCTTGGCCACCATCTCGTCCATCAGCAGGTCCATGGGCTTGATGTTGGCCACGGCGACCAGGTCGCCCTGGGCGTTGCGCAAATAGGGCACGCCGTTGATCCAGGTGGCGTTGACGGGCGATTTAACGGGGGTTGAAGCGGTCATCGGGGGCCTCTCAGGGCTGGGGGGGGAAGTAGTGGGAAAAGAGCAGGGGCAGCGCCTCGGGCTTGGCGGCACAGCGGGCGGCAACGGCGGCCTCGATTCGGGCGAACTCAACCCAGGGTCCGAGGACCAGGATCAGGAGGTAGGCCAGTATGATCACGAGCTTTGGGCGCATCAGGGGATCTCCTTGCTGCGGCAGGAGATGACCAGGGACCGGGCCGCATCCAGGAAGGCCGCAGGATCCTTGGTGGCTGACCGCATCAGCGAGGCGCGGATCGCGCGGGCCACGGTCTCGGCCATGGCGCGGGCGGAGGCTTTGTCCACCACGGGACCGCTGAAATCGACCATGTCCAGGGCATCGCGCAGGGTATCGGCGCGGGCGGCGAAGTCGGGATCATCGGCCACCAGCTTTTCCGCCGTGCGGATCCCCGATATCACGGTGGTGTGGTCGCGGTCGCCGAACAGCCGCCCGATCTGGGGATACGAATAGCCGCAATAATCGCGGACCAGGGCCATGGCCAGATGGCGGGGGCGGACATGGCCCTGGGACCGGGACATGCCGGTCAGGGTGGTGGGCGGCACCGCGAAAGCCTCGGCCACCAGGGCGATGATCCCGGCGCCGTTCATGCCGCGTCTCCGCCCTCGGGCGCGGCCGAGGGGGCCGGGCGGGCGGCCAGGCGCGAGCCCCGCACCACGCCGCCCACCACCAGCTTGCGCGCCAGGGCCAGGGTCTCGATGTCGATCTCGTCCTCGATCACGGCGCGGGCGCGGATGCGCAGGGCCAGCTCCAGCGCCCAGGCGCTGGAGGCCGCCTCGGTCAGGGTGGCGACAAAGACATTGAGGGAGGACCGCCCGATGACGGTGCCGTCGGGCATGGCGGCGAAGGCATTGGCCAGACCCTCAAGCGACACCGACAGCGGCGCGCCGCCATCGGCCAGCCCCTCCTCGATCAGGCGGGCATGGTCGCGGGCGGCCATCAGATTGGCCAGAAACACCCGCAGCTTGGCGGCGTCCTGGCGGCGGCAATCGGCGTCGATGGTGGGAGTCAGCCAGGTGGTGACCTGGGCCACCAGCAGGTCGAGGGATGCGGACAGGGTGTCAGCCATGGGAGTCTCCTTGACGGTAGTGGGGGCAGCCCCCCCGGCAGGCACGAAAGAAGGCGATGCGCTGGGGATTGTGAGGCGACCAGGGGGCGCGCTGATTGATCAGGCATTTGTCGGCGGCGAGGTCGCCCACCAGGGGGCAAGCGACGGTATGGGCCATCAGGGCGCCCCGAACCGCCTGCTCCACCGCGCCGAGATGGCCGGGATAAGTGGCGGACAGCACGAAGCTGACCGTGGCGGCGGAATAGCCGATACGGGTGCTGGCCCGCTTGGCGCTGGTGAGGTCGGCCTCGGCGGCCAGGGCGAGGATCCAGTCGGGGATGGTCTCACCCCAGGCGGTGCGAGCCTTGGACTGGGCGGTGGCCTTGATCCGGGTGGCGGGCTTAGTCGTCATGGGGCGGCTCCTGCCACATGACCTTGCCCAAATTGGCGTCGAACACGGTTTTCAGCCGCTGCACCATGGGCGGGCGGGGGCCGGTGTTGCGGCCGGGAGCCAGACGATAGCGGCTGGGATTGGCCCCCTTTCCCATACCCTTGCCCTTGACGGTAACGATCAGATATCCGGCCCGCGCCAGATGGCCGCAATAGTCCTTGGCATCGACCTCGGAGACCGGCATGGCCTCGGTCGAGGCCATCACCGCCAAGTCGCGCCAGGACCAGTCACCGGCGGCCATGCGCATGCACCGCCACATCTGCTCGCGGGCCAATCCTTGGGTCACCGGCTTGCCGTCCTTGGTCACCCGAGGGGCCTCGACGCCGACATCCCTGATCAGGACGAAGACATTGTCGGGCCTGCGGATGGCGATATATCCAGCCGCTTCCAGGCCGACGAGATAGGTCTTGATGGTGGACAAAGGGATGTCGGTGGCGATGGCCAGCGAGGCGATGGAAAAGCCATCGCGGTCGCGTCGAATCCAATCCCAGATCGCCTGGCGGCCATAGGGCTTGCCGATGGCCGCGAGATGGGCGGGTTTGCGGCCGGGATGCGCCATCACAGCCTCCGGGGGGGCGGGTTGCCGGTGAAGAACTCGCCGCCGAGCTTGCGCCAGGTGGCGAGATCGATGGCGGCCAGGTCGGCGGATTCGGCCTTTTCGCGCACCCGTTCGAGGTTGACGCAGACCCGGCGGACCGAGGCGGCGGACTCCTTGTGGACCTCCGCCAGCAGGTCCTCGGCGACCGTGATTCCCCGGCAATACAGCCCCGACAGGTGGCGGGTGTCGGGGATGGAGGCGGGTTCGGCCGCAACCCAGTCCAGCATGCGGCCGTGGACCCGCTCCCACATCTTGAGCTTGTGGGGCAGTTGCTCCTCGCCGATCAGGATGACGGTGCCCTGGCTCGATTCGTAGATGTCGCGCACCACCTCGATCATGCGCTTGCCCACCAGGAAATCGGCCTCGTCGATCAGCAAGGGGCGGCGCGACATGGCCAGTTGCTGGCCGATCTGGTCGATCATGTCGGGGATGGTCCCGGCGGCGGCGATGCCCATGTCCACCAGGATCGACTGGGCCAGCTTCTTGGCGCCCCAGCAGGACTTGACCTGGACGTGGTAGGCGCGCGACGCGTTGGCCGAATACATGGCGGCAAAGGACTTGCCGTAGCCGCTGGGGCCATAGAAGCAGCCCATGCCGGGAAGCCCGGTGGCGCGATCCCTGACGCGGAGCAGCAGCTCGGCCAGCTTGGTGACGTTGCGCAGCGGCAAAACGCACTGGCTGTCAGGCTTGACGGAATCCTCGGGGTTGGTCATCTTGGCTCCTATCATCTGTTCACATTTCGCGGCGGCCGGCCTGGCAGGGTCGGCCGCCGTATTTCATCAGGCGGTCAGCGCCGCCTCGCCGAATGCCTCGAAGATCTCGCGCCTGGCCCGGATGTCGGGCAGGCGGGCCTGCTTGGCGGCCCAGCGGCGGTCCTCGTCGCTGACCTGGTCGCCGGACGCGATCCGGCGCTCGATGTCCAGCACCCGGCGCAGGCGGTTTTCCGCTGTATCCAGCGCCACCACCTTGGGGGCCTCGTCCTCGGCGGCCAGGCGATCCATCACCGCCTGCTCGGCCTCGCTCACCGGGCTGGGCTGCGGTACCGCCTTGCGAGGCCCGATGGCGCCGAGATTGACGGCGCCGAACATGGGCGCCACCACCTTGGCCTCGGGGGCGGGAAGGTCAGCGGGCTCGGGGATCATGGCGGCCATGGTCGCCAGTTCCATGCCCCGCTCGGCCTTGGCCCGCAGCTTGGTCGCCTTGATGAAGTGGCGGCGGTTGCGGGCGTAATCACGAGCCTTGCCAGCATCGGAGAATCCGGCCGCGTCGACGCATTCGGCGGCGCCGATATAGGCTCCGTCCAGGCGGTAGACGTGCAGATCGGCGATCAGATCCTGGGGATCGAAGCGGACCACCAGGGACTGGCCGAGATGGCCATGCAGCGCCTCGCACCAATAGCGGTTGCCCATCAGGCGGATTGAACCATCGGTGTTGGAGGCCTTGACCCCCTCGGCCTCCAGCAGCCACAGCAGGCGCTGCTCGGGCTCGGCCTTGCGGATCTTGGCCTGCTCATAGGACTCGGCGAAGGCCTGGTCGAACGACTTGACCCCGCCGCAAACCCTGGAGCGGCGGCCCGGACGGGCGTTGTGGTGGATGATCTCGGCCGACAGGACCCTCAGGAAATCATCCAGCGCAATGGCGCGGCTGCCGTAGTTTTCCGGCTTGGCGTCGGGCTTGTTCCCCACATAGGCGCCCGCGAAATCAGGATGCTTGGCCGCCCGGTCGGCGATATCGCGAAACGACCGTTCAATGGGCTTCGACTGGCCGGAATTGGGCAGTACGAAGCGGACCTCGATGCCCAGCAGGGCGCAAACGCCTACCGGGTCCTCGTCCTTGATCTTGAAGCGGTAGCGGTTCTGGGTTCCGGCGGTCAACGCCTTGTTGGCGAACGCCCTGGTGTTGTCAAAGAAGATGGTGCCGGGGATGCCCAAGTCCTCGACCAGGTCGCCCAGGGCAAGGCGGATCGATTCCCGGTTTTCCGACTTGTCGGCCCGCCACGCCACGTATTTCCCGGAATACAGATCCTGGAACACCACGATCATGGGGCGAACAATCTCGCCATCCGGCCATTTGACGAACACGTCGATCTTGTGGCCGTCGCCGTTGATTGCCTCCAACGCGTGGAACATGCTCCGGTCGCGCTCCTGGGCCGGATAGAGGCGCTTGAGGGCGTCGAGGCCCTCGCGGCAATAGACCCGGACAGGCACCGAGATCTCGCGTTCGATCTTGCGCAGCAGCGTCTTGAGGGTGGGCAGGGTCCAACCGCGCACGGCTGCGATGCGGGCGACCCGCTCGAAGCAGGACTCGGCGGTGGGCTTTTCAACCCGCAGATAATCGGCCTTAAAGGCCTCCCAGGCCTCGGGGGTGATCTCGGCCTCCTTGATCCGACCGGCATAGCGGTCGGCCAGTTGGGGCAGCCAGTCGGCGCGGTCAAATCCGGCGCAACGGGCGTACCAGCCCCAGATCGAGCTGGTGGCCACCTTGCGGGCCGCCGCCACCAGGGGGATGGCGTGCTCTTTCCGCGTGCCGTTGCGCAGCAAGGTCTCCACCGCGTCCAGCACGGTCAGGCGCTCGGCAGCCTTGGCCTTAGCCTTGTCGGGCAGCGCGTTGTACCAGCGCCAGGACTCTGCCACCACCGGGCGGACTGCGCCGGATTTGGTCCGGGGAGCAGGCGGTTCGGGCAGCGGCGCCGAGGCCAGCGCCAGCTTGGCTTGCGCCTGGGTGGGCAGCAGCGACATGTGGTATTCGACGCCACCGCCCTGCTTCTTTTCGCGCTTGCGCCAGACGCCGAGGGGATTGGTGGCCGCATCCCATTGACGCCTGGGATTCTGCCAATCATCACGTTTGGCGATGCGCCAAACACCACTTTCCGATTCTGGCATCCCAGGCAGCGCCAGGGCGGCCAGTTCGGCGGCGGTAAACCATTCCTTCATGGTCAGATTCCCCTCCAGCGGCGACGGGCCTGGCGCTTCAGCTGGCCCAGTTCCTCTTCCTTGGCCGCGATCACCGCTTCTTCCACAGCCCCCAGATACTTCTCCGGGATCACCGCCCAGCCGAATTGCTGGGCCAGGATCTGCAGCAGGCGCATGTCGCGGGTGGCATGGACCAGGCCCAGGAACTTCACCAACGGGATGGTGTGGTCCTCGCGGGCCTCGCTGGCGTAGGAATCCAGCATGTTCTTGGGACAGCTCTCGCCCAGAAAGGCCGCGATCTCCTCGGCGATCTCCTCGCGGCCCCTATCGCAATCCTTGAGGGACAGGGCGATGGAGCGGCAGATCATCGACCGCAGCGACGCCGCCCTGATCTTCTCCGGCTCGAACGCCTTGGCTGGCTGCGGCGGCTCCCAGGCCAGGAGATCGAGGGTCCGTTGATCGCGCAGCTTGGTCGCCATCACACAGCCCCCACCGGCACATGCCGGCCGACCATCACCGCCATGGCGGTAACAGTGACGGCCGGCCGGACTTCCCCTACACTCGGCGTTGCCACACAACCGAGGGGGGAACCCCATGGATTCAAATTTGCTGCTGCTCTTCTTCGAGCGCCAATTGGGGCGACCGCTTGACGACAGCGTGCGGCCCGAGAAGCTCTCTGGAATGGACGTCATTGCGGCGCTATGGCCGCTCAATGACGTCTTCCGCTCCCGTCTTTCCCGCATTTCCACGGTGAAATACGAGGAACGCTTCGGCTCTGAGGCCGATGACGCCATTGTCGGAGCGGTATTCTCTGGCAACTGTGACGGCTGGGACGGCATCAGCGCCGGGGCATGGCGGGTGCTGCTGGAACGACACATCCAGGCGCTGATGGTCGCGGCGGCCAATGAAGCTGCTGGAAACATGCTCATGACCGTCCCCGCCGATTCTTCCGGTGCCGTGAAGCGAGGCGCTGCAATGATTTTTCTGCTACACGGAATGAAGCTCCCGTGGCCTGTAAAAGATCGATCAGGCTGCGAGCTTCCAACAGGAAGTCCGACGGCAACTCTGCGGCTGCACTGAGTGCGGCGTCGTGGTTATTGGCCCAGGCTGCGCGCCAGTCGAATGCCATCACGCGGCCTCCTTCCCGCTGGCCAGCATCTCGTCCAGCTGGCCGGTCTCGCGCAGATGCGCCAGGAACGCCTGGCGCTCACGGGCAGTGGCGCGGCCCCATTTGGCCACCAGCGCCAGATACCCGGCATCGGCGCTCTGGTCGGACTCGCGCACACCCTTGATCAGCTTGATCGCGGCGGCCATGGATTGGGCCTTGGGTGATTCGCCCAGCAGCAGGGCCAGGGCCTGGCGCTGTTCGGCATGGCCCAGCTTGGCCAGGGCCAGCAGCTCGGACTGGCGCCGCGACAGATCGGTGCCGGGCAGCGACGCCCGCACGTCGGGCGCCAGTTTCCCGGCGATGAACACCGCCCGCCGGATGGTGCTGTCGGACAGACCCGACCGCTGGGCGGTGTCGCGGGAGAATCCGATCAAACGGTCATCGTGACCCTTTGATTTTTCGCTGCGGCGGTCGCCGCCCCGCTTGGTCTCCGGGTGCAGCCGCTCGTAGATTTCCTTGCGCTGGGCCAGGAATACCGCCCGGTCCAACGGATTGAGGTCGTGGCGCACCAGATTCTCGTCGATTTCCGCCAGCCGCGCCTCGTCGTCGTCGGCATCAAAGACGAAGGCGTCGATGGCCTCCCACCCCATCATCTGGGCGGCACGCAGGCGATGGCCGCCCGCGATCAAGACGAAGGACCCTGCCTTCTTGCCCTTGGCGCGCCGCACCTCGATGGGTTGGCGCAGCCGCCCCACCTGGGCGATGTTTTCCGCCAGCAGGCGGGCGTAGGATTCGTCCACGCTGCGCAGACGGTCGCCGCAATCGATGCTGGCTAAGGCGATAGGCTGGAGGCCAAGCGCCTTCATGCCGCACCATCCAGGGCCGGAGCCTCGTCCAACATGGCCAGGGCTTGGCCCAGGAAGAAGGCGTGGCCCGGCTTGCCCTCCACGCTCATCCGCAACAAGAATTCTGGGGCCTCATCGGTCAGGGCGCAGAAATCCTTGATGTTCCGGGCTGACTCGATGGCCATATTTTTCCACATCCACCGCGCGTCCGCAGTCGTGGCCAAGCTGGACAGGTGGAGGCGTCCCAGCAGCCGATCCGCGTCATGCCGCGCGGCGACCTGAAGGGCGTTTGTGATCACATCCGCCTTCGGGCGGCTGAGTTTCGGTTGAGTGCGCTTCGCCATGTTCAAGCCGCCTTTGCTTTTTGACCGTGACGAGGCGGGGCCGACATGCGAGATTTCTTGCGGAAGCGGTTGTCGATGCGGCTCGGTTCCCCGCCCTTGATGCGGGGAGCCCGCCACCGGCCCGGCCACAGGTCCCAGAGGGGCACGCCGATCAATGCGGCGATCGCCTTCTCTCCGGGCTGGTGGCGACGGGCCAGGGCGTGCCGGCAGGCCCACTCTTCCAGGCCGTTGTCGAGGGCAAGCTGGGTCAATGTCTTGCCCGCCTTCTCGACTGCGGCCCGGATGTCGGCCCTATGCCAGCCCTGAAACATCGCGCTTCCTTCGTCAGCCGGCCCCGCCAGGCCGGTTTTGTTAGGGTGTGTTCTGTCACGAACGAGACGAATATGGAAGAAAACTTCCAAGTCATCAAGCTGAAAACTCCAGCAAGGGTTATTGCTTCAGGCATGATGCTGCCTGTTGAGGTTAGAGCATTGATTTCGCTTGTGTCTTGCGTGGGGTGGCTTAGGCTTGCTGGTTCGCAAGGGTTTCAGCCATGAACCCTTGCGCTGACGCAGGCTTCCAGGCCCGCATGGATCAAGCTGCCAAGTTAGCAGGAAACGCCACTAGGCTGGCTGAGAAGACCGGCATTTCTCGCCGAGCTATTGGCGAGTATCTGGCCGGAAAGGCCGAGCCATCTCGCCCTCGCTTGGTCGCCATTGCTGCGGCTGCAGGCGTCCGCGTCCAGTGGCTAGCCACAGGTGAAGGCCCTATGTGGCCGGGCGAGGGCTCCGCCGCTCCTGCGTCTTCCGGCGGGATCGATACGGCGCTGATGGAGGAGATCGCCCGCGCCATCGAGGCGGCAGTGCGCGAGGAGGGCGGCAGAATTCAAGGACTGGCCTTGGTCCGCGAGGCATCACGGATCTACGACGACCTCACCTCGGCCTATGACAACCCGGCCAACCGCTTGGTTGGTCTCAAGCTTGCCATGCAGCAATTCCGCCGCGACATCCGCGCGCAGGCGAGCCCCGGCGCCAACAGCAAACTGGCGTAATCACCCCGGTCAGGATGCGCCCATTGGAAGAGTGGCCGATCCCGCCCGCACGGGTCAATCATCAGATGTATACATCTTTCGCATCTCACGGCCTGATCGCGGCGGCGATATTGCGCAAGATGGAGCATGGTTTCGGGAGATACGCGGATGATGAAGGTGCTCGCCGGGGACTGGAAAGCCAACGAATACGCCGTTTTCCGGACCAGCTTTCTTGGAAAGCCGACCAGCCTTCTCATGCCGACCGGCATGATTTCAAAAGAGAAAATCCAGTTCTCGGAAATCGTGACGGCAGAGGTGGTGACCGATACCGATTCCCTTTCGCGCCGGGCGGGCTGGGCCGCCTTGGGGGCCGTCGCCCTTGGCCCGCTTGGACTATTGGCGGGCCTGGTCGCGGGCAAGAAAACCATGGTGGCTGTGGAATTCAAGGATGGACGCAAGACTCTGCTGGAGTGTGGAAGCAGCGAGGTGGCAACCTTGAAAGCCATCTGCTTCTAGGCTCGGGCCGACTACAAGATCATCTGTCTCGGCGGCCAAATTTTTCCGGGCACTCCAAAACCACCCGAAATGTTGGCGATTTGGCTAACCCCAGTGTTCCCGCCACATCCCGCGTTGTCCCGCCTAGTCCCGTTTCCTACGGAACCATGTGTCCCCTAACAGCCCTG